TTCTCCAAGGGAGATATACTTTCCTGTTTTCATTTATTTCTTCATATTATTTTATTTTATGGTGTTAATAAAATATAGATAAAATTATTTGAAATACAAAAAAAATCTTTATTATCTTTGCGGGATAATTATACTTATGTTACATATTAAAGTAGACAGCAATAGAGGTCTTGAGGTAGCCTTAAAACTGTATAAAAACAAAGTTCATAGAACTAAACAAATTCAAGAATTAAGAAATAGACAAGAATTTGTAAAACCCTCAGTTGTGAAAAGAAATCAGCGATTAATGGCTGAATATATTCAACAAATTAAAAATGGTCTTGATTAATCAAGACCATTTTTTAGTTGGGTAAGTCGGTAGTAATTGTATTTGGACAAATCCATCTCCTGAACTTCATCCTTTACCTTACTTAATTTAGTGGTTAAGTCAACATCATTTGATTCACTTAATAACGAACCTACTTTATTTAGTATAGATTCTTTTAATTCTGTTGTTTTCGAAACTAAATCTTCATTTGAGATTGAAAGTATAGTTTTTAACTCTTCCTTTTGTTCTTCATTTAGATTATTAGCGTAAAGAACATTAAAATTATTAGCCAAGACAGTATGTAACAAATTTTCATTTGAAGTGTAAGTACCTTGTTCAGATTCCTTAAGTTCTTTTTTAGTTGTTAAGTGTTCTACTAGTTTCTTTTTCGCGATAACTTTCTTATCTAAATTTTTTAAACTGTCAGCCTCTAATAATTGGTCAATTGAATCATACAATTCATTTTCATCAATCTGTGTGCTGTGAACTGACATATTAATTACTTCACAGAATTTCTCAACTTTAGTTGCTTTCTGTTTTAAAATGTTACCAATTTCTTCAACATATAATCTCGCAACTTCTTTATCGTCAAAGTATTTGTTTTCGATTTCCTCGTAAAACATATACATTTCTTTAAAGTCTTTATTTTTCTTAACTACTTTAATTAAGTTCTTAGTGTTATTCTTAAGTTCTCCTTGCTCGTAAGCTTCGGTTATTTTCTTCAATAACTTGGATTTAATCTTCCCGAAATTGTTCATTTTTAATCGTTTAAAATATCTTTTATTTTTGTTTCTATTTCATAAATATTACGTTTCGCTTTATCCATATCAAATAAATCATTAATTGATAGAGATTCGTCTCCTAACATACCTAATATTTTTGATTTTTTTGACTCACTAAGTGGTTCTCCACCCGTATCAGCAGGTGGTGGTGTTCCTCCACCCATATCAAGACCTCCTTCAGCTGGAGACGCTCCACCCTCTTGAGACATTGCATCTTCCGCAGATTTTCTTTCCTCTTCAGGTATTCCGTATTTAGAATCTACCTCATCAAATACTCCAGAACGTTTAATTATATTTTGAGTATTCGTTAATTCAAATCCCATCGCTCTTTCTAAACGTTGTTGTTGTAAGTCTAAAATAATTTCAGAATCACTCAAACCTAAGATATTTTTCTTAGCCCAAGTATGAGATACTGGTAAGATACCTACTTGAGATTGGTCTGATGTTGCGTCCTTATAAAGTGTTACTTTCTCTTTCCATTGCTCAATACGTAATAAATCAGATTGTGCCGACGGATTGGTTAACGACAATGAAAAGTTATTTAATTCATCTTCTAAACCTAAAAGGTATAAATGAACTAAAGCAATTTTATTTAACTCCTGTATTAATGATTTTTGGATTCTGTTAATTGTTCTTGCAAAACGAATATCCATTAATGCTAATGTCTTCCCTTCACCTACAACTTCCTCAAAACCTAAAAATGCTTTAGGAATACGTAACGCTGCTAATAATTTTTTCTGTATGTACTCAATGTCGGCAATTTCACCTAAATTCTGTGCTCCAGGTAATGTTTCGATTGGGTTTGTTTGAGATGGGTCACGTACAGGAATAAAATAATCCTGGTCAACCGCCATTTGATTGTATCTCATATCCACATTACCGTTACGTGGGTCGGATACTGCGTCTCTTTTAAATTTATTGGCCACACGTTGTACATATGGTTCAATATCCTTATCATCCATATTACCAACAAATACTTTGAATACACGTCTTTCAGGTGCTCTAGATGTTCTGTAAATTAACATTGCATCTTCAGCAAGTAAAAGTTGTTTCCAAATTCTTCTGATTTTATCTAACATAGAAGTACCATATGGTAATTTCCTATCATCACCTAACAACCTAAAGTGTGCAATTTCCCAAGCTTGGAATTCCATATCTTTATTTTTCCAAGTGAATCTTAATTCTCTTGTTGGTGAAGTTGTGTCGGACATATTTCCTGGATTCTTAGACGACGCACCTTCTATTCTTTCAATTTCAATATTCGGTAATTGTTGTACCCCAACAATACCCTTTTCTTGGTCTATTTTAAGATAAACAAAATCATCTCCGTATTTACATAACCCTCTTGCCCACATTTGAAGATTGGTATTGATGTCTAACTTATCAATAAACAAATCTTCTAATATTTTTTTTACCCTATCAGATTCTGAGTAAATTGTTAAAATTTCACCCTTTTCTGATAATGTAGTGGATTCCTCAGCATATATATCCAACGCCGCTGATATTTCAGGAGTGAACTCCATCGATTCATAATCGTAATATGCCGCCATCCTATTCGGTTCGTAATAAACCGATTGGTTATATAATGATTGGTCCAATTTAGACCACTTATCGGCAATGTACTGACTTTGTTGTGCTTGCAACATCGCCTTTTCGTACTCTTCTTTATTGTCCGTTTTTAGTATCTGATCCTTTGAGAAATTAAATGAAGGTACATCTTCTTTTCTTGTTTGATTAGGATAACCAAACATTCTTGTTAATTTCTGAAAGACTGTGTTATTATTTTCTGCCATTGTATATAAATAGTTTTCTTTGTAATATAAACCTTTTATTTTAATTAGGAAACGTTATTTACTTTTTCCGAATAACCAAGAGAATTCTTTATAACTATCTTTTGGTACGTTATGGGGATTATCCTTATGAAAAAAGGTTGGGTCTGTTACCATAGCCCCAATAGGGTCTAAAGATGAACCGTAAGAATAATGTGATTTATTTACTTCATATGTTCTTTCAGACATTGTCCAAGATTCCAACATTGCCTTATTCGCGTTTTCTGTTTTTTGAAGTTGTGAGAAACAAATGTCCCCAGCGTATAGTGCCATTGACATACTCATAATTGCATCATCGTGAGCACCTTTCATATGGTCAGGTCTACCATTCATATAAACAAACGTGTTAAGTTCATTTAATAATCTATTTGACCTTACTTGGAATCCCTTTCTTAATGACTCTTCAAATGCCGCAACGATTTGAGTTCTTTTATTGTTGAAGTTAAGACCTGGTATTTTATCTAGTGCCTTTTTGTTATATTCCCATATATTTTGGGTGTTAATCCCGTCAACATATAAATTTTTGTAATTTAATTCTTGTAATTTTCTTGATGTTGCAACTCCCATACCTCCAGTGATATCTATTACAATAAAAGCATTACCGTATAATATACCCCATTTATATGCGATTGCCGCCAAATCATCGGGAGGTATTTTCCCAATATATTCCGCAACTTGTTCCCTTTCATCAAAATCAATAATATTAATAGATGAGAAATCCTCACTATCACCACGACTTACATCGACACCCATAATATAACGATGTTCGTTAATTGGTTCTTTCCATTGCCAAAACGTCCCTTGCATATATTTTTCAATTGGAACTCGAATCATATTCTTGGCAATATTTTCTTGAACGTCACCGGGAATAACTCCATCTCCAGAACCTAAGAAGTCACATTCCAACTCCTGAGCAATCTTACGTCTATCGTATTTAAATTTCTTAGACATTGACTCGAACCAAGATGAGAACGGTTTATAACCTTGTTCTTCCAATTCTTGGTAGTTATTCATATCAAATTCACGAAGAACTACCTCATCATCGTTATATTGTTCCCTATTCAACATATAATGACATATGTCGTTACATTTTACCCAAGTTAAGTCTTTGGTGTATCTTGGGTCTTTAAACCATCTTAAGTCCGTTATATGGAAGTCATTTATTCCACGTAATGCTTGGTCATAAACACCATAATAAATTGGGTCATATCCGTTTGGTGTGGAAATAAGAATAATTTTACCCCCTGTAGATAATGATGCCATAGATGCTGCCCAAAAATCTTCACCTGCCTCAATATAGGCCGCCTCATCAAATACAAGTACTGTTGGTGTAAAACCACGAAGTGCATCTGCCGAGGTCGCTACCGCTTTAACTTCGGAACCGTTATTTAATCTAAATCTACTCTCCGAGTTTTTATCGGGTGAAAAACCAACATTTAACCATTCAGGCCATTGGTCTAAGAAGAGTCTAATTTTATTTGCCATCTCCACTGCGGTGTCTCGTTTGTTGGCAATTAAAAGTATTCTTTCTGGATTCTCAGGTTTTGCTAATTGTAATTTTTTAGATAACCAAGCTGCGGTTACTGTAGTTACACCCGCCTGTCTATATTTCTTGGTAATATTCTCATTGTAGTCTTCGTAATCCTGAATCAATTGTAATTGGTCAGGAAACAAGTCCATAGGTACATATTTTTTCTGAGTGTTATCGTACGTTTGTAGATAAGTCCTCAACGCGTATGGCGTATCTTTTATAATTTTCGCGTATTCTAATAATTGTTCTGCTCTACTATTCATATTAGATAAATACAAAAAAAGGTGGTAAAACTTACCACCTTAATATTATCTTGTCTGAAAAGGACTATCGTCGTCCTCATCATCTTCATCATCTAAGTCGATATTACCTCTAATTCCTAATGAACTTAGGAAATCGTTAATATCGTTAGATTCCGTTTCATCTGTGACATTTTCTAAATCATTTCTAAAGACAGAAACCGCTTCTTCGTAAGCTTGGTCACTAAACATTCTATTAATACCTTCCATTAATTCATTCATTAATCGTTTACCTTGAGGTGTTCCTTGTAGAACCTCTCTCATAAACACTAAGAATTTCTTAGCAGGTAATTTGAATATTTCAACTAAAAGATAGTTTTGTAATTCTTTTTTGTTTTCGTCGATTATGATATCTTCAGGAAATTGACTTCTAAGTCTATCCCAAATAGCAGGACCTAATCTTAAATCCCACATTTCTTTTTCTAATGTATCTTCAGATGATTCAACCTCATCGTATGTTTCCTCATCTTCAGGTCTACCTTGGATTGCAAATAATTCTAACACTCCTTTAATAAGTT